AGATAAGACAAAAAAGAAAAAAGTATTATCAGCGGATGAGATATTCAAAAATGGCATTCTTAAAGAGAGAACTGACACTGGTAGAATATACCTTGTCAATATTGACAACGTCATCCAACAAGGGCCCTTTGATACAAGCACTGACCCGATATATCAATCAAATCTATGCCAGGAGATATTATTACCCACGAAGCCTTTCCAAAGAATTGAAGATCCTAATGGACGCATTGCTCTTTGCACTCTTGGGTCAATTAACTGGGGTGCCTTCCGCAATCCGCAGGATATGCGAAAGGCCTGTAGAGTACTGGTTCGCTCACTGAGCAATTTGCTTAACTATCAAGATTTCTTATCTGTTCAAAGCAAGATGGCCAATGAGGATTTTGAACCACTAGGTGTTGGTATCACAAATCTTGCATACTGGCATGCTCGAAAGGGTTTTAGGTATGGAGAAAAAGATAGTTTATCTGAGGTTAAACGCTGGATGGAACACCAAGCCTTTTACCTCACTGAAATGAGTGTAGAACTTGCAGAAGAACGTGGAGCATGTAAACGCTCACAACATACCTATTATGGAAAAGGTATATTTCCTTGGGAAAGACGAAATGCCGGTGTAAACCAATTAACAGATTTTACGCCTAGTTTAGATTGGGAACCACTGAGAATAAAAATTAAGAAGTTCGGAATTCGCAATGGCACACTAATGGCAGTGGCTCCTGTAGAATCTAGCAGTGTTGTTTTAAATTCTACAAACGGTATTGAAATGCCCATGGAACTTATTTCAGTAAAAGAATCAAAGGCAGGTTCATTTGTTCAGGTAGTTCCAGAATACAAGCGATTGAAAAATAGATATGAATTAATGTGGGAACAGCAAGATTGCGTGGGATATTTGAAGACCGCGGCAGTTCTCGCTGCCTACATTGATCAAAGTCTAAGTACCAACACTTTTTATAATCCGGCGAATTTTTTAGGTGGTAAAGTACCTGCTACATTAATTGCTAAAAATCTTATGTTGGCCTACAAGTGGGGTATAAAGACCATTTACTATAGTTTAATCAATAAAATTGGCGCTAAATCGGAAATTACAGCGACATCTACCACCTTGATATTGGAAGATATACAACAAGACGAAGAAAATTGCGAGGCATGTGTTTTATGAGTGAAAATAATTTTATCGACGACGGAACAATGAATGTTGAAGAGGCAAAAAAAGAAATTGTACGGTTGTTTGCTTATCACGGGTTTCATGAATACGTCAAAATTGATGACGAAGCAGTGGGTATGCTTCTTACTGCACTAAGACAAGAAGATGTTCGAACCGTTAGATCTAACGGTGAGGGTGGAATCATAATTGAATTCAACGAAGAAGGTTCTATAGGAAATCCGAATGAGTATTGATCAATATAATATTAAAAAGCCTACAAATTATCTAAAAAGAAAAATGTTTCTAGACCAAGAAGGTCCTGTTACAGTACAAAGGTTTGAAGAAGTAAAATATCCTAAAATACAAAAGTTTGAAGAACTTGCTCGAGGTTTCTTTTGGGTTCCAGAAGAAATTAGTTTGACAAAAGATAAAATGGATCACAAAGAGGCTTCGGAAGCAGTTAAACATATTTTTACATCCAATCTACTACGCCAAACTGCATTAGATAGCATACAAGGACGAGCCCCATCCCAGATTTTTAGTCCTGTAATTTCATTACCAGAATTGGAAGCACTAGTTAGCAATTGGAGTTTCTTTGAAACCAACATTCATAGTAAAAGTTACAGCCATATCATACGAAATATCTATAGTGTTCCAAAAGAAGAATTTAATAAAATTCATGACACAACCGAAATAGTAGAGATGGCCAGTAATGTCGGGCACTACTATGATAAACTACATCAAATAAATTGTGCTAAGGAAGCAGGAGTTCATGTTGATGAAAAAGATCATATTAAAGCAATTTGGTTGGCTCTAAATGCTAGTTATGCGTTAGAAGCATTGAGGTTTATGGTAAGTTTCGCTACCAGCCTTGCCATGGTGGAAAATAGAATATTTGTAGGTAATGGTAACATTATCAGTTTGATACTTCAAGACGAACTATTGCACACAGAATGGACTGCTTTTCTTATAAATCAAGTGGTAAAGGATGATCAAAGATTTGCCGATATCGTTGACGAATGCCGTGCTGAAGTATATAACATGTATATGGATGTGATACGTGAAGAAAAATCATGGGCAGACTATTTGTTCAGCAAAGGTGTGGTGATTGGGCTGAATCCTCAAATCCTTAAGGATTTTGTGGACTATACTGCATTTGTCAGACTAAAAGACATAGGAATTAAGTATAATGAAGATCATCCTAAATCAAATCCTATTCCTTGGTTTAACAAACATGTGAACATCAATAAAAAACAAACTGCACTCCAAGAAAACGAATCAACCAACTATGTCATCGGAGTAATGAGTGACGTAGTGGAATACGAAGATCTGCCCGCACTATAAGGAGAAAAAAATGAAGGCAATAGTATGGTCTAAATATCACTGCCCTTTTTGTGATCAAGCAAAAATGTTGTTGAAACAAAAAGGCATTGAATTCGAAGAGCGTAAAATAGGAGATGGGTGGACAAAGGAAGAACTACTAGAGGCAGTGCCGGCGGCGAGAACTGTTCCACAAATTTTTATAGACAACATTTTGATAGGAGGGTATACAGAATTAAATCGATATTTGTTAGAGGTTTCCAATGGATAAAGACAATGACCCGTTTGTAATAACAGCAGGTGATAATATGTCTTCGCCTGTGATTAGTGCTTTAGACATTGAACAAATAAAACCATTAGATATCGGTGACCTTAACCTTGACACTATCAGCATAGATACAACCTTAAACAATTATGGAACTGGTTTATCAGGATCAGGACAATATGCGGCTGCTGGTAATTATGTCCTCAGCACTAACGGAACTAATCCTGCTTGGAGTAGTCTCAATTGGCCTTCAATTACTAGTGGAGGATCTACAATAGACAAATCATTGTCAGTTAAAGGTGACGCAGAGTTTGAAGGTGATGTAAAAATTAAAGGTCACAGCATATTACATCTGCTTAAAAAAATTGAGGACAGATTGGCAGTATTACAGGAGCCAGATCCAGAAAAACTGGAAAAGTTTGCTGCTTTGAAAAAAGCCTACGATCATTATAAGACACTGGAAAAACTAATCGGTGATGAATAAGGAAAAATATGTTAGTAAATAAAGAATTTTCAAAAGGTGATGTTGTTAGCATTAAGTTAATAAACGGTGATGAAGTTGTGGCACAATATCAATCAGAAAACAAAGACGAAATCACATTTAGTAATCCTGTAGTTTTAACCATGGGGCCGGGGGGTGCTATTGGTATGATTCCCTGGTGTTTCCTCAGTGAGAGAAAAGAACATACTATTAGAAAAACACAGACGTTCATCATTGCTAAGACAAAAAAAGAAGCCTGTGATCAATACCTTGAATCAGCACTAGGCATGGAAGTAAAAATTTAAGGAAACATAATGCCCTATATCAAGAGTGCTACTCCACAAAAAGATTATAACTTTCCAGGTGTCACTGATGTTTATAGTAGCGGAAACGTTTTTATAAACGGAACACAGGTGGCACTATGGGACGCTCCTGGAAATGCTGAAAGTTTTGTTTTAGCAGCCATAGCCAGTCCAAGTTTTGAAAGAGAGAAAGCAGTTTTTGAAATAGATGGAGAAGAAGACGAAGCAATAGTTTCAGCCAAACAGCAAGAACTGATTAAACAAGGTGTTATCACTCAGTACGAATTAGACAAAGGCGCCAATGCTGGTGCCAATCCTGCTAAAAGTGACACTGGTGCATCTACAGCAGGACCAGGAGACACCACAGGCAGTGCCACTCTTGCTTCTCAAATAGACGAAACATTATTGTATGATGGATCAAGTACATCCGGAATAAAATGGTATGTAAAAACAGTTACCAAACAACCCTATGTGATATTTCCATATGATGTTGCCACTGTTGCGCCCCAAAATGGAACAACCGTTCAAGCGGTGTGTGATGCATTAAGATTGCTTGTTAAAAACTGCCTTGATCCAATTAAGACAAAATACAAGGATGCACTAATTACCTGTACCTTTAGAAAAGCAGGTGTAGGTGCAACCACCAGTCAGCACCCAAAGGGCATGGCTGCTGATATTCAATACTCTAGTGCAAGCAAAGCAGATTACTATACTAGGGCACTTTGGGTAAGAGATAATATTCCTTTTGATCAATTCATTTTAGAGTACAAAACCACAGGAACTGGTAAACCATGGCATCATATCAGTTTTTCAGCATCTGGAAATAGACAGCAAGTTTTGACTTTTATGAACGATAAGAATTGCAAAGGACCTGGTGTAACTGGACTGTATGATTTAAGCAACACTTGACACAGTCCAAATTAGGTCATATAATAATGATACTACGAAACTTTTTTGGAGAATTCAATGTACAAATATGCAATTTGGGTTAGAATTAATGCGTATCAAACTGCTAATACCTTTGTTTTCGCTAACAATGATTACGAGGCCAAAATGCTTGCAGAAGCACAATATGGTACAGGAAATGTTTTGAACTATTCTCGAGTAAGTGAATAATTTATGACCATGCACCTCGAAGGCCCTTGGCTTTCAACCACTGGAAAACGCAAAGGCAAATTCAAATGGATTTCTGCTGAAGCCAAACGTAAACATGAAGAATTAGAGTCAAGTTGGCAAGAATTAAAGCAAAAATATAAGATAGAAAAAGAAGAAAAAAAGAAAATAGAAGGCCTTAAGGCTAAAAGTTTTGTTTATAAATTGTCTCCGCCTCCAGGTAGACCTATGACAGGCGATATTCGTAGTTTGGATAGTGGATTAGGCAATGCTCTTAAGAAAGATGCCCCTGTATATACAGGAGATAAAATCATAGGTATTGGTACCATGCACAAGAGTAATGCAGTACCAATTTTTTCTAACAGTGAAGCAAAAGATATTTCAACCATGCGGAGATAATATGAGAATTTTTGACACTGAAACCTATAAAAAATTTTATAGTTATAGGGGTCCATGTAGAAGTTCAATAAAAGATTTTCCAGTTTATAGCAGAGATGGGGAAGTGTTATTAACAGAATCTGAATACGAACACGCAGAGGAAGAATTCTACGAAGTAAAAGACATTTTATCCTTTTTAAATCAAAATCTTAGTCGTGCAACGGGGCGAGATAAATTCAACTATGAAATTAATATTGACTTAGATTATTTGTTTGACATAGGTGAAGATCAAGGATGGCAATGCGCCTTGACCGGAGATCAATTAGAATTTAAAAGGGGTGGTACAAATTGGTTAGGTAAATGGTGTAATCCTAAGTCTTGTACTATCGATAGAATTGATAGTTCTAAAGGATATATAAAAGGAAATATACAATTAGTCACTTGGGAAGCTAATTGTCTGAAACAACATCTAGATAACGATGAATTTATAGATTTTTGTGGGAGAGTTTATTTAAATACCTAGTTAGTATTAATCTTTTTGGCTAATAAATATCTCTATGAGTAAATTCAATGAGATATTATTAGCCTATTTGGCTCTATTAAGCGGATTAGCAATATCAAGTGTTGCTGTCTATTATTCTGTAGTCGGGCTCACTGCCATTTTTTCTGCGGCTGCTATTCCCATTATTATAATGGGAATAACCTTAGAAATAGGTAAACTAGTTGCCACGGTTTGGTTAAAACAAAATTGGTCAATTGCACCAAAATCGATAAGATTATATCTAATCTCTGCTATAATTTTATTAATGATAATTACCAGCATGGGTATATTTGGGTTTTTATCTAAATCTCATAGTGATCAAAGTCTTGTTAGTAGTGAAGTATTAACTCAGTTAGCAATATATGAAGAAAAAATTAAGACCACAAAAGAAAGTATTGAAGGTCGACGCCGCGAAATTAAACAGATGGATGAGGCAGTGGACCAAATTATGGTACGATCGCAGGACGAGAAGGGTGCTGAAAAATCCGTTGCTCTACGTAAAAGTCAACAGAGGGACCGCACTCGTATTTCCCAAGAAATTGAAACCGAACAGAAACGACTTAATGAACTTAATAATGAGGCCGCACCTATACGTGCTCAAGTTCGTCAAGTTGAATCGGAAGTAGGACCTTTAAAATATATTGCGGCCTTTGTCTATGGTGAAACAGATCAAACGGTATTAGAAAAATCTGTCACTTGGGTTATACTACTTTTAATAGTTGTGTTTGATCCTTTGGCCATTGTTCTATTATTAGCCAGTCAGATTAGTTTTCAAAAACTAAGAACAACAACTTCGAAGCCTTTAGAAAATCTTAAAATAAATCCCGAAGAGGATAATACTGATTCTTTAATTCAAAATAAAGAATTACCTAAAACGGAAATCATAAGTAACATTGAATCAGTTGATCCATGGTCTAATCCTGCGCCCGACGATTCTAAAAGTGTTAAGTTAAAAGTAAAAGAGCACAAAGGTGGTAGTGTATTAGTTGAATACTATGTGAATATGATAAAATCAAACCAACTTAAATTAGACCAAATTCCTTCTCAATTACATAATGATGTTAATCGGGTCTTAAATGAAAAATAAAGTTACACTAATTACACCACCAGACTTTTTTGAAAATTTATCACTTAGTTTGTGCTTGATAAACCTTAAAGAACAAGATCAAGAGTTAATTACCTCGTGGTTGGCAGAAAGCCAGACAGATGAAGATATTAATCTTTATTATTATAATAGAGACCAAGATGCTGAATGGGTTTTATCGTCTATTAATAAATCAGAATTAACCTTTATAGATATAGACGAATCATGTGATGAAATATCTCTTCTGCTTGGATATATTTTATCAAAACCTAATGTGTATTACAAAACAATAGACCAACAAAAATCTAAAATTACAAGTTTAATCAATACCAATAGGGTTCCGGATTTAGGTTACTTTCTAAATGAAACCTTCAATTCGAAATTAAATTTAAAAAATAAATAATTTTTTATTGGAAATTATGAGTAAATCTAAAACTATAATCGGTAACAAAATTATATGTGGCGAACTTCCATTTAACACCGCATTGAAAAAGTTCAAACAAAAGGTCGATGACTCTGGGATATTAGAAGAATTACGAAATCGCATGTTTTATGAAAAACCTACCACTGAAAGAAAAAGAAAAAAAGGGGCTGCTCGGGCTCGGTGGTTAAAGAAACTCAAAAATCAAGAACTTCCTAAAAAACTTTATTGACTTTGCTTTCTGTTCATGCTATAATAAGACATGAACAAAAAACTCAAAATCACATATATGCCAGGTGCCTTTGACAGTTTTGAAGGTACGCAAGAGGAACTAGATGCCCTTATCAAGGAAATTGAAAAAGGTGTAGAAACTGGTGAAATACTAGAAAATAGTAGACCAGTTGATCTTGAAAGCATGGCAGAAGAAGATCCCGAACTGGCTCAAATTTTAATTGAAATGTTCGAAAAACTTGAATCAGAAGATAACGAAAATCGTAAACGGAAACTCAACTAATGGCCAAACATCTAATGGTAGATATGGAGACTATGGCAGTAAGTCCTAATGCTGTAGTGCTAAGTTTAGGAGCAGTTCATTTTGATCCATATCAGAACGGATATACCGATTCAATATATTTTAGAATAGACCTAGACGATCAAGATCGTCTAGGTAGAGAGATTGATCCTAATACTATCGACTGGTGGGCTAGACAAGATCCTAAAATCATGGAAGAAGCATTTAGTCCAGACAATCGTATTTCTCTGGTAGATGGGATTGATCAATTCCATAAATTTGCCTGGGGTTGCGATGCTTTTTGGAGTCATGGTGCTACATTTGATCTAGTTATTTTAGAAAACATCTATAAGCAACTTAATAAAGCATTACCTTGGAATTATTGGCAACTGCGTGATACAAGAACATTATTTGATCTTGGATGGGATCCTGAAATGCCCAAAGGAAATAAACATGATGCATTACAAGATGCAATTCGTCAAAGTATTGGTGTACAAAACATTTATAGAAAATTAAATGAAAATAGGTAAACTTGATAAAAGACACAAAGGTCACGAGACATTTAGGTATTATGCCCAGTTTTCATTATCTACTTATGATGAATTTATTGAGGTAAGAAATTGGTGCTGGCAAACCTGGGGTCCTAGTTCAGAATTAGACCTGTTAAGCCATGTTAAAACTGATGTTATGAAATGGGCGTGGATACATGATCAGTATAACACCAGAATATACCTGGCTTCGGATAGAGAGTACCAGTGGTTTGTTCTAAAATGGAAATAGAATGAAAATTACTTTAGTATCAGATCTTCATCTGGAATTTAGTGATGTTGATATCAGCAATGAACAAGGCGCTGATGTCTTAATTCTAGGTGGCGATATTATGATCGCCCAAAATCTACACGAGTTCAAAGCAGATGATCCTACCTTGCCTGGGTTATTGACTCAACGTGGGAAGGCAGAACGTTTTAGAAACTTTCTAAGTCGTGTAAGTCAGGCATTTCCTCACGTTATCTATATTGCTGGTAATCACGAGTTCTACCATGGTAAGTATCCTGACGCCATCGATTGGCTTAGAGAAGAAGCATCTGTGTTTCCTAATGTCTATTTTTTAGAAATGGATTCCAAGGACATTGACGGCATTACTTTTGTGGGTTCTACTCTCTGGACGGATATGAACAACGGAGATCCAACTACAATGGGTATCTGCCTCACTAATATGAATGATTACAGAACAATTAGAGATAGCAACAAAAATTATAGTAAATTACGTCCTTTAACTACGCTAGGTCGTCATAGAGACAGTTTGTCTTATATTAAGAAAGTAGTAGAGAGTGACCCAAATAAAAACTACGTTGTAGTCGGACATCATGCTCCTAGTTTGTTAAGTATAAAGCCTCGTTTTGAAAAAGATTGGCATCTCAATGGTGCATATCGTAGTGACCTAAGTGAATTCATTTTAGATCATCCACAAATTAAACTGTGGACGCATGGACACACTCATGATTGTTTTGATTATATGATTGGTTCAACTAGGGTTGTATGTAATCCTAGAGGTTATGAAGGTTATGAACCAGACAGCGGATGGAACCCTAATCTAGTTTTACAGGTATGATAGCAATACGTCTATTTGATATTAAACCAGACGAGGCTCTAGAAATCGTAAGAGAGCTTCGTTCGAAGGGATATAAGCAAGCAGTAGATTTTGATTTCGCCCATTTTCAAGCCAAAATTTCATTAGATGGTGTAGAAAGACGTTATACTAACTTTATATTTTATAATGAAAAATTAGCCACTTATTTTGCACTAAGGTATAAATGAAGCCTAACGATAATGAATTATACGAAGAATGGTGTTATCGTGCTCGTATGTTTGAACATGGAGTTGCCATGCAACGAATAGCGCAAGGGGAAGATGTTGAATTAGTGTTGGAAGAAATGACTAAACGTCTTTTATCCAAAATGATGCACCCTTTATTTGATCTAGCCAAGGAAGAAATTGTTAATGATTATGATCCAGTAAAATCTAGAGAAGAATATAAAAGACTATATTTAGATAAAATGAACCCTGTGGCAGATCATGTAATAAATGATGAAATTAGGTAGATTTATTAAATAGGTATAAATAAATTTTGTAATAGACCTAATGGATGTTACAAAGGCACAAGCCAAAATACTCACTTTTTAAGGAGAACAAATTATGAGTAAAGTCATCGGTATCGATCTCGGTACTACCAATAGCTGCGTTGCAGTCCTAGAGAACGGAAATCCAAAAGTAATTGAAAACAGCGAAGGGGCTAGAACTACACCTAGTATCATTGCCTATGGTGATGAAATTTTAGTAGGAGCACCCGCTAAACGTCAGGCAGTCACTAATCCCAAAAATACTATCTATGCTGCCAAACGTCTAATTGGTAGAAAATTTAAAGAAGATGCTGTGCAAAAAGATATTGATCTCATGCCCTATAAAATTGTCGAATCAGATAATGGTGATGCATGGATTGAAGCAAATGGTGAAAAGTTAGCGCCTCCTCAAATTTCAGCCGAAGTCTTACGTAAAATGAAAAAGACTGCTGAAGATTATCTAGGAACACAAGTTACCCAAGCAGTAATTACGGTTCCTGCTTATTTCAATGATAGTCAACGTCAGGCTACAAAAGATGCTGGACGCATTGCAGGACTTGAAGTATTGCGTATTATCAATGAACCAACTGCTGCTGCATTAGCCTATGGTGTAGACAAGACAGATAAAAAAGATCGTAAAGTTGCAGTATATGATCTTGGTGGAGGTACATTTGACGTATCCATAATCGAAATCGCCAATATTGATAACGACAAACAAATCGAAGTTCTAAGCACAAATGGTGATACATTCTTAGGAGGTGAAGATTTTGATCAACGTTTGATGGATTACCTTGTTGCAGAATTTAAGAAAGATAACGGTATTGACTTAACAAAGGATGTGCTGGCACTCCAACGTTTGAAAGAAGCAGCAGAGAAGGCAAAGATTGAACTATCAAGCAGCCAACAAACCACAGTAAATCTTCCATATGTTACAGCCGACGCCAGTGGACCTAAACATCTTAATGTAAACATCACTCGTGCTAAATTTGAAAGTCTTGTAGAAGATCTTATTGAACGAAGCATTGAACCGTGCCGCATTGCCATGAAGGACGCAGGTGTAACCGCAGCCGACATTGATGAGGTAATCCTTGTAGGTGGTATGACACGCATGCCTAAAGTTCAAGATGCTGTAGAAAAACTGTTTGGTAAAAGTCCTCGTAAAGATGTAAATCCCGATGAAGCAGTGGCAGCAGGTGCAGCAATTCAAGGTGCTGTATTAGCAGGAGACAGAAAAGATGTTCTATTGTTAGATGTTACTCCATTAAGCCTAGGTATTGAAACACAAGGTGGAGTAATGGCTAAACTTATTAAAAAGAATACCACCATTCCTACCAAGGCCAGTGAAATTTTTAGCACTGCTCAGGATAATCAACCTGCGGTAACCATTAGAGTTTATCAGGGTGAGCGAGATCTTGTTGCCTATAATAAGTTGTTAGGTGAGTTTAATTTATTAGAGATTCAGGCTGCACCTCGTGGAGTGCCTCAAATTGAAGTTACATTTGATATTGATGCTAATGGTATACTGAATGTTAGTGCTAAGGATAAAAACACAAACAAAGAAAATAAAATCACTATCAAGAGCAACAGTGGACTGAGTGAATCTGAAATTCAGCGCATGGTTAAAGAAGCAGAAGAGAATGCAGAAGCAGATAAGAAACAACGTGATTTGATCATGGCTAGAAATCAAGCAGAGACACAGATCCACAATGTTAGAAAAGATGTCAGCGAAGTTAATGATAAACTGAAGCAAGAGGATAAGGATAAGATTGAAGAAGCAATTTCTAAATTAGAATCCAAAATGAAAGAAGAGGATCCTGAAGAAATTAAAAAATTGGTGATGGATTTAATTACGGCTGCTATGCCTGCTATTACAGCAAAACAAGAAGCAGAAAAAGCCAAGCAGGAAAAAGAATCATCAGAGTCAAGCAAAAAAGACGATAGTGTAGTGGATGCAGAATTCACTGAGGTAAAAAATTAACAAAAATTTTTATTGACAAGCATAGGGTTTGTTAGTAAAATAACAATAGGGTACCTAATAGGGCCCTATAAAATCTTACTTTTTTAAGGAGAAATTAAATGACTCAGATTGTACGCTTTGATACCAATGCTTTAAATAGAGCACTTTTAGGTTTTGATACCTTGTTTAATGATTTTGAACGCCGTTTCCAAAATCAAGTTAATAATAATTATCCACCATACAACATTATTAAAACTGGAGATAATAATTACCAACTACAGGTAGCAGTAACCGGATTTGAAAAAACAGAAATTACAGTAGAAGTTGATCAAGATCAACTCATTGTAAAAGGTGAACGTAGAAAAGATGACACAGAAGAAATCCTTTATCTGCATCATGGATTGGCCTCACGTGATTTTACAAGAACCTGGCCGTTGGCTGAACATATTGAAGTCGGCGAGGCTAAAATTAAAAATGGAGTGCTGACTGTTAATTTAGAAAGAATTGTACCAGAATCTCTCAAACCGCGAGTTCTTACAATTAAGGAAGATTAATATCTCAGGGGGCTAATATGCCCCCTTAGTTATAACTAAATATAATTATGAGCACAGAAACTGTCTTAGAAAAAATACCTAAAATTTTTCAAAATTCAAAAGTACCAAAAAAATATAAGGTTATTTTTCTTAACGATGATTCTACACCTATTGAATTTGTAATTGTTGTTTTAATGACTATTTTTAGGCATCCTGAAAGTGTTGCTAAAGAAATTACTCTAAGGGTTCATAATGAAGGAAGCGCAGTTGCGGGAATTTATAATTTTGAAATTGCCGAACAAAAAATGATAGAAACAGTATCCTTAGCAAGACAAAATAACTTTCCCCTAAATGTTAAACTAGAATCAGAATAAAATGTCACTAAAAGAAATAACCAAAGATAAACATACTGAAGCAGAATCAACACCTTTCATGAAAGCAGTATTTGCTAGAAAATTACCACAAGATCTATGGATAGATTGGACCAAACAAAAAGCCTTGTTCTACAATAAAATTGAATACCATGCTGAAAAATTAGGATTACTTGAAAATCTTGAAGGTATCAAACGCAGTTATTACCTTAACAAAGATTATGCCATAATGAACAATGGGAGAATTACACATTCCTACAGAAAGCCAGTTAAGGAATATGCTGATTATATCGACAGCATCGGAGAACATCCAGAAAAGATTCTTGCACATCTTTACACATGGCATATGGGAGATATGTTCGGTGGCCAAATGATTAAAAAAATCGTACCAGGTAGTCATTTAAATTTAGAATTTGAAAATTTACCTAATTTAATGTCTACACTTAGGGCTCATCTGTCTGATAATATAGGAAGTGAAGCAATTTGTGCTTTTGAATGGGCCATTAAAATGATGAGGGACTATGACACAAGTTTGGAACAAAATTGAAGATTTAAGTAAACAGTTTGAAACACTTTTTAATTTTTCTGGAACAAAAGAACCTAATAAATTTCAAAAGTATAATTGGCATAATGAAATCTGGACTAGTCTAAGATATAGGCGGGCACATATTGAAATTGTAGATAAACGAGAAAGTCACGGAATCTACATTTTACATTCTACTGTTTTCCCGCACTATAATGATCCTAGTCCAATTTGGGGATTTGATGCAGTCTGCGGTAAGAATAAGATTACAGGTGCGTTTCACGATTTCAGCAACAGTGGAGATCCTAATCATAGCATGATAAAATGGTTTGCAGAAACTACTAAGACTGTTTCATGGTCAAAGCCAAGAGAGTTACCAGATTGGGCGAAACAAATATTCAGCACAAGTATGGTTGCAGCTGGTAATTTACAAGAAGAAGCAGAAGTTGATCTGCTTTGTCATCTTGCCAAAGTTTCACTGAAATACTATTTAGAAAATGTAGGCCTTACACAAACATGTGGTGCTGATTTCCATATGGCACAAAATCGTTATTGTCATTATCAAAAGCAAAATCCACAAGTG